TCACAGGTGCAGGCACAACTGATCAATATGTGCGAGGTGATGGAACACTGGCTAACTTCCCTGCAACAGGTGGTGGAGGTGGGCAGGTATTTTACTTCAATGGTAACATATCACAAGGCACAATAGGTGGTAATGATTACTACGAATTAGGCATAGCTGCTAATACAGGACCAGCAGCTAACTTCACGCGAGCTACTACAGGTGCTATTGCTCGATTCATCACAGATGTTGGTGAGCCTAATCACTTGATAATACCTGCAGGTGTATGGACAATCGACGTGTACTTGAGTGAAACAGGAGGCGGTGCAAATCACGCACAGATACTTGCCAAGTTATACACTTACAATGGCAGTACCTTCACACTTGTTGCCACTTCCACAATGGAAGAAATCACAAATGGAAGTACACCTGATTTGTACACCTTCACTATATCAGTACCTACTACAACAACAGCTGCCACTGATCGCATACATATTGAGTTTGATATTCAGAATACAAATGGTAAGACAGTTACCCTGTATACTGAAGATGCGCGAATCGGTGAAGTACATAGCACATACGCAATCGGATTAAGCTCATTGAATGGGTTAACTGCTAACACACAAAATTTTGCAGTAGGCACTACCGGTACTGACTTCGCAATAAGCAGTGCAGGAAGTACACATACGTTTAACCTGCCCACTGCATCTGCAGCTAATCGTGGTGCATTGAGTAGTGCGGATTATACCAACTTCAATACTGCCTACACTAATCGCATCACGAGCCTTACAACAACAGGTACAAGTGGTGTTGCTACTTTGATAGCTAATACGCTCAACATTCCAAATTATGGAGTAGGCACGGATACGTTTACACTTCGTTTTACGATTGCAAACGTAGCACCAGCGGATAATCAAAACTACTTACTTGCGGATATCACTCCTAACCTAAACACAACAGGAACACTTTACAAAGTGACTTTTCCTTTTGCGTGTAAGTTAGTAGGCGCAGGTATTAACGTTATTAACCTAACTGGTAATGCCACAACAGAAGCTTCAACATTCAACTTCCGTTTGAACAATTCAACTGATACGCTACTATCAAATGCAGTAGTAATGAGTGGTGCGGCTAATACATTTAACGTCTACAATATCACAGGACTTTCTACCAATATCGCGGCAAATGATACCGCGCAAATCAAATGGACTACGCCTGCATGGGCAACTAACCCAGCAGCTGCTTACGTATTCGTGCATTGTTATTTTGAACGTACTTAATATGAGAAAAGAATACCAATATAAATTGCAAGGTGATGGTACTGATTCATGGGTAGTCAGTGAGTATAACGAGAATGATGAACTTGTAACACGCTACATGGTGTATGAAGACCCTACAAACAACACAGGCAACGCATTGAAGGCTGTCCAATCTGCTACACCTGAAGAGTTGATAGAGATTAAAAAGATACTCGGTATCTAATGGCACAGGATGAATTTGAAATAGTGCTAAATGAGTATGCTGCTGCAGTAGTTGAGCGTGCTAAATCTAACTTGCGTATAAGTAGGCAGGTGCGAGGTAAGAAAGTTAATCGTGTTGCATCGGGCAACTTGCTTAATTCACTTACTTATAAGGCAACAGTGCGCTATAAAAAGCCAGTAGTTGACTTCACTGTATCAGGCACAGCAGGTAAGTATGCGGATGTAATTGAGTTTGGTCGCAAACCATATCCGGGACAACCTACCAAACGTCCACCATATCGCGATATCATGGAATGGATACGCATCAAACCTTTGAAGCTACGCAATAAGCAAGGGCAGTTTATCAAGTCAACAGAATCAGCAATTAAAAGTGCAGCTATTGCTATTGCAAAAAGCATAGGTGAGAAGGGTATACAAGGCATCAACTATTACACGGAAGCAATTGAAGATACATGGCCCGAATACGCGGATAAACTGATTGAAGGGTATATCAAAGGAGTTGAAAATAGATTACTGCTAAACAAAAGATAAATGGCTATAACGATAAATGATGAACCGTATGCATGGGCATTGCGTGGTCAGAAGTTAATGATAATTGCGACAAGCACAGAGACAGCGAACACTGGTTTTCGCTACGGAATAGAAGTAGATATTGATGGTAAGGTGTACAACTTTTATGTACCTGCTGCACCTGATGATAAATTATACTTCGACCTTGCACCGCTGTTAGATGATATGCGCAATTATGAGCCTTTAGATTATCACTTTAGTACCGATAACACTGAAGATGATCAAAGCAAAAGAGCAGTGAACGTAACACTTAGTGAATGGTGGATAGTTGGTGGTGTGCTAACTGAAGCAGAAGGTAGTGAAGTAGTGGTGAATGAAAAGCTCGTAGTGAATGGATACTTTCAAGTCATTGATGGATACAAGCCTAACGTAGAAACAGGTTCACAAAAAGTAAAGCAGTCGCTAACGAGCAGTACAAGCCTTGCCATGAGTGACCGCAAAACAGATACACATGTATTTCGATTAGCGCAAACATGGGGCTTTAGTGCTGTTCCAAATAGTACAAGTACGTGGATACCTGCTTACGAAAGTGACTATGGACTGCTATGCATACCGGGCAATAGTACATACTTGAGTAACAACAATGCGCTCAATATACAGATCAATATTTTCTCAAGCACAGGCGTACCAGCATCACAGACTATTGCGCTAAATGGCTACGATATTGAAGCATTGCCTGTGTACCCTGCTAACCTAAATGATTGGACAGGGTTAACTGTTAAGCCTTCACTTTATCCTAACTGGCGATTGTATCAAGTGGTCATCAAAAATGCCAGTACTAACCGCAGCATCAACTATGTATTTTACAACACAGCTGTTTATGGTCAAACCGATTGCCACAATGATAAGATAAGATTAGGTTGGGTTAATAGTCGCGGTGGATGGGACTACTTCAACTTCACAAAGCGCAGTGAATTTACGGATGAGATAGAGCGCAAGACATATCGAAAGGTGTTGTTCAATGGTACAACGTCCGTGTTTAGTGCTAACGATAGAGGGTTGCAGGATAGAAGGAATCTGATGCAGCAGGTGTTGAGCATAACAAGTGATTACATCAGTGAAAACGAATTTACTTTTTTGCGTTCACTACTTGTAAGCAATCAAGTGACATGGCTAACTACCGATGCAGGTAAGGCAGTGCAGATACCTGTGAAGTTAGATGATACTAACTACACTGAAAAGAAGACACGTGATGGTAAGTTATACAACCTCACATTGAAAGTAAGAATAGCAAACGAATATTGGACATAAGATGCAAGGTGAAGTACAATTAATAGTTACTGTTGGTGCAACAGAATATGTAGATAACGGCCTGTGGACAATTGATCCAAGTTATTTTGTTGGTCAAACAAGTTGGAACATCAACAGCGCAACCGCGATTAGTAACCCTGTACCATCAAATAGCTTCTTCACGATAGGGACTATTATTGCAATGGATCCGATCATAGGAGGTCTTGTTGAAACGTGTGTTGTTACTTCATTTGATTCTTTGACAGGTGATATAACAACGAATGTTGGATTAGACTTTACTAACCTAAGTCCAATACCAGTTACTGCAACTGCGCGTATCAGTACCTTAGTTGATACCACCACACAGAACTATCTTGACTTATTCGAAAACGAGAGCATATCACAGAACTGGAAGTTTCAAGACCTATCTAACTTCACCGCGCAAGGTGCTTTTACACGTGAGTTCAGAATACCATACAGCGAAAACAATCAACTTGCATTAGGTGCGCTGTTCGATGTGAATGTAACTGCAGGCAGTGCTAACTACTTTCACTATAAGTTACCTGCTGAAATACGAGTAGATACGCTACCAATATCTACCGGCTATGTACGTGTGCGCAAAGTGTATCGTACACTTAACCGCATCAATGAAGTTGAGATAGCGTTTTATGCGGAAACACCTGACCTTGTACGCAACATTGGTGAGAAGAAGTTAGCGGATATTGCTGACCTTACCACCTTAGATGAAATAGTACAGTATCAAAATGTAACCAACCCAAGTGCCACACGCATTTGGACTATTTGTGATCGTGGTCAGTTATGGAGTGAAGGCGGTGAGGTTAACACACGCTCACTTACCACAACATCAACACCAGTATGGGCTGCTGATTTAACACCTGCACTTAGTTGGTGGTATCTGTTTGAGCAGATAGTAACTGAAGCAGGTTTTGAATTGGTGGCAGGTACGCTTGAAAATATCATGAGCAACTACTGGATGCCGTGGTTGAATAGCCAGCGCATTATTGGTAGTGATTCATTTAATGATAATTTATGGAGTGCATACAATAGCGCATCACTAACTTTCAATATCACACCTACATTGATACCAATAAATACGGAAGTATTTGATAATGGAGGTGATTTTAACCCTGCTACTTATACATACACAACACCAACGGATGGATACTATACATTTAGGTTAACACCACACCTTACGGTTAGTACAGGAACAAACATTTTTCTCTATCTATTAATTGATGGTGTAGAAATTTTCATTGATAATTTTTTTGTAAATGCAGGTTCACAAGTAATTGATACTACATATAGAATCGGTATTGATGCTGGTAGCAGTGTACAATTTAAAATAGCAAATCAAACAGCTACATCTGTTACATTGAATGCTGGTAATGGTACTTACAATGCGAGTTTATTTCAATTAGCAGTAACAGAATTTAATTTCAATCAAACCATCTACTACAATCTGAATGCACCGGATATGAAGCAGATAGACTTCGTGACCGATGTAATCAAGATGCATAACTGCGCAATCGTACCGGATAGAAGCAAACCAAACGTGCTGTATGTAGTGCCACAGAATAGCTATTTAGGTAGTGGTGATGTATTAGACTGGACAAGTAAACTTGATACATCAAAAGACATCGTGTTGAGTAGCACGGTGGACTTGCAACGTGGTAAGTTTCAATTCAGCTATACAACAGGTGAAGACATCTTTAGTCAGCAGTATAAAAATGTGAATCGCGTCTATGGTGATTATGAGGTAGCAGGTTATACGATTAATCCTGATACAGCACCATCAGACTTTGCAATAGGTGACCAAAAGATACAACTTGTTACACGCTCACTGCCTGCAGGTGTAGTCAATGGTAGTGGTTATGTTATACCGATGTTTTTTGATTCATCATTGCGTTTTAAAGTACCTGGACCACACTGCTTATTTGAGGCAGGAAGTTATGCTGTTGCCTTGTATAATGACAATACCAGTGCAGTAGTAACAACTAACGTTAGTACGCTTAATCATTATAGCGTAATCAATGCGGATATTGATGATGAGGATTTGAACTTTGCACCTGAAGTACCACCACATACGATTGTCACTAATCCATTTAACAACTTATTCAACACGTACTGGCGAAGCTACATGAATAGCTTGTACAATCCTGATGCGCGAATCATGGAAGCATTCTTTGCGCTTGATTTAAAGGATGTACTCACCTTTAGTTTTAGTGATAAGGTGTGGATACAAGATACATACTGGAGAATACTTGAAATCAATGACTACAAAGTAGGGTTACAGGAAAGCACTAAGGTTACACTGCTCAAATTTTTGGATGATCAGGAAGATTGTTTTAGCACACCTGTATCAGTTAGCATCAATGGTGAAGTAAACTTTGAAGATGCGAATGGTGATCCTGTGGCATCTACTCAAGATTGCTGTGTGCGCTATGGCTATAATTGGGATGAAGTGAATGCGATATGTTGGGCATTTACTCCAACAGGTGATAGACCAAATACACCAACATCAGGCACACCAACTAACCCATCACCACGACCAACTACTGCAGCTTTGCAAAATCGTAGTGTACTAAATTCAGTCATCACAGGTAATGATGTGACCATTGCAACAGGCAACAGCAATATGCTTGCAGTTGGTAACAGATTAGAGTTAGATGCAGCAGTAAGTGGTAGCAATCTACTTGGCAAAAACGTTTACACTAAGTTGCCCGGTATTCACTTAGGTGGAGGATGGAAAAATGGTAATACGTCATCTGCAGAAAAAGGATGGGCACAAAGTGGTGATGTGATACTACACTACAAAGATGCGTGGGTAGATAGTCAAATATATGACTTGTTAGTGGAAGGTGTGACAGCATCGTACATTGAAATACCTGATGATAGTGTATGGTCTTGTTTAATGAAGGCTACCATAGTTGACAGTGCTAATAATATCTGCACTGGTCAGTATGTATTTCAGTTAAGCAAGTTTGCAGGTGCAGCGCAAAAGATAGGTGTTATTACATTGGATGAACAGAACGCCACTGCATATACTTTTACTTTTGATATTGACACTGCTACTGATCCAACGCAGCATCGTGTAAATTTACAAGTGACAGGCTTAGGTGTAGGTACAGATACATTTATAGTAACTGCCTCAATACAATACCAACAAAGTACAATAGCATAATGGATTCAATTAAAAACTCAATGCGCTACATCCAGTTGGGTATAGCACCAAATCAAAAGCACAACTATGCACTACGCAAATGGCAGCGTGTAATGTGGCGTATTACGCTTTATGCATGGCGTGCATTTTTGTTATCGGGCATTATTTACTTATTATATAAAATCATTGACTAATGGCAGAGCCTATTGTAAGGAAGTTTGTAATTGACACAGCTGAAAGTGAGCAGAACCTCAAGGAACTGAACACGCAGATTAACGCTACATCGGATTCAGTAGCACAAGGTGCGCAGTCACTTAATCAAGTGGCGGCTGCTGAAGAAAACGTAGCAGCATCAAGCAAATCATTGAAGGTACAGCTGCGTGAATTACAGGCACAACTTGCAGCGACCGAACCTGATAGTGCAAAATATAGAGAACTTTCGCAAGCAGCAGGTGAGCTTAAAGATAAAATTCAAGATGCAGCTGAAGCAGTAGGTACACAGGCAGGTGGTGCGTTTGAAAGAGTAGGTGGTTCGCTTGGACTTGTGACATCGCGTATTGCAAATTTAGATTTCACCGGTGCAGCAGAAGGAGCAAAATTGCTTGCTAAGAATATTACGCAAATCAAGCCTGGTGATATAGCGAATGGAATTAAAGGTATAGGCAGTGCATTTGCATCTATTGGTAAGGCGTTACTTACTAACCCGATATTCTTAATTGGTGCAGCCATTGTTGCTGCTATTGCGTATGCTGAAGAATTATTAACCCTGATTGATGGTGTTACTGATGCGGAATTAAAGCAGTTAGAAATTCAAAAGCAACGCGCTGCACAATCAAAGGAGCAGCTGAATTTTATTAATGATCAGGAAAATATACTTAGACTGCAAGGCAAGACAGAGCGTGAGATATTGCAGTTAAAAGTAGCGCAGGCTAATCAGGCAATACTTGACCAAAAGACAGTAATTGCCACACTGGAAATTCAAAGGCAACAGCAGATAGATGCTGCTGAAAGAAACCGCAAAATAGTAAGTGGCATTATTCAATTTTTGACCTTGCCTTTACAATTATTATTAGGTACAGTTGATACAATAACATCTGCGCTAAATAAGGTAGGTGTGATTAGTGATGAAACATTTGCGAGTATTGGAAACCAGCGTGACAAATTAAATCAGACTTTAAGCACACTTGTTTTTAACCCTGCAGAAGTAGCCAAAGAAGGTGATAAAGCAGTAAATGAACAAAAGAAAATATTAACGCAATTAGAAAACCAACAGGCAGGCTTTCAACTATCGATTAATCAAATAGATCAAAAGGCAATTGATGATAGAAAATCTGCAGAAGAAAAAGCAGAAGCAGATAGAAAATCAGCGGAAGATAAAGCCATATCCGATAGAAAGTCAGCAGCTCAAAAAGCAGCAGCGGATAGAAAAACTGCACAAGAAAAGGCTAATGAAGAACAATTAAAAGCGGAAAAGGAAGTAAGTGATTTAGTCAATCAGCTGTATGAGGAAAATCTAAAAGAGTTTCAAGAAGCGGAAAAGAAAAAGACTGCAGCAGCTGAAGCAGAAGCAGCAAAAAGAAAGAAAGCGGAAGAAGACTACAATGCTGCAATAATTGCACTACGTGCTGAACAGGACGCTGCTAATCTTACACAGGATGAACTGGATATTATTGCTATTGATAAGAAGTATTTAGACCTTAGAGAAAAAGCAATACAGGCAGGTCAAAGTACACTTGAAGTTGACGCTGCATATAAGGCAGCATTAGAACAACAAGAACAAGATTCTGCTGAAAAAAGAAAAGCAAACGAGTTCGCGGTGCAAGATGCAAAGTTGCAGGCTACATCGGATGCATTAGGTGCAATCAATGGACTTGTTGCTGCATTTGCTAAAGGTGATGAGCGAAGGGCAAAGGCTGCGTTTAAAGTTCAGAAGGCATTGAGTATTGCGCAAGCAACAGTTGATACGTATAAAGCAGCGAATGCAATATTTTATGCAGCATCTGCTAACCCAACAACAGTTCTTTTTCCTGCACAGCCATTCATTGCAGCAGGTGCGGCTATCGCGGCAGGTCTTGCTAACGTAGCCACTATTGCACAACAGCAGTTTCAAGGTGGAGGGCAACCAGGTGGAGGTGGCAATAACGATTCAGTACCAAACCTGCCCGGTGATAGTGGAGGAGGTTCACAGCCTGCGCAGTTCAATCCACTTGCAGCATCCTTCTTAGATCAAAGGCAAGAACAAATAACACCACGTGCCTATGTACTTGCAAGTGATGTTGCCAGTGCAGCAGAAACACGTGAGAACGTTGCAGATTTAGCTCGAATAGGTTAACTTTAAATATAAATTTGAATCATGGAAAAAAGAAAAGTAGTAAAGTGTGTGATTGATGAGGAAGGTCGTTTGGGCATCACGGCAATGGGACTTGTTGATGCACCTGCAATTGAAGAAAATTGGATTGCACTAAGCAAGCAACAGCTAAGTGCAGTCAATGAAGAACGTAGAATGTTATATGGTCCTGCATTAATACCGGATAAAGAGATACTGCGGTATGATGACAAAGGTGAACCGTACTATGTGTACTTTGAAAAGGCAACAGTGCAGGCTATTGCGCATCAGTTTTTCAAAAAGAATCTGCAACACACCACCAATTTGCAACATGAGATACCAGTAACAGGTGTGACTGTTGTTGAATCATGGCTAAAGGAAGGTAAGCAAGATAAATCGATGCAGTTAGGACTGCCCGAACTGCCTGATGGTACTTGGTTTATCGGCACTAAAGTAGATGAAGACCACGTATGGAATGATGTAAAGGAAGGCAAGGTAAAAGGCTACAGCATTGAAGGCTTCTTTAATGAAGTAGGTGTAGCAATGGCAGGTGTTAAAAACTATGAAGCAGAATTGTTGCTTGAGATAGATGGAATATTGAAAAACATCTGATATTTGAAGTGCGTTTTATTCTCTCATAATTTCT